TGCATCATCTCTGCGTATTTCTCTTCAAGGTTCATGCTTATCTCTCCGTTGTTAATCGACACCCAGATAGTGTGCTAAAACTACCCGGATGTGAAAGACTTTGTTGGACTAAGCCGCCGTGTGTTATAGCGGATTGTTATATCAGGGGTTTGTTCGCAGATATTCGGATACTTTTTCCAGCGCCTCGACACTTCCACGGCAAACTATAACGGTGTCACCAATATCTGAAAGGTATTCGTGCCAGTCTTTCTGCTCAGGCGACACAGTGCCACCCTTGACCCGTTTCATTTCTATCCATAAATGCCATGCCGGAATGTAAAGGTCTGGAACCCCCCTAGAAACACCCTCGTTTTTCATCTTTATGGCCGTGACTTTGCCCCTATGCCCGCCGTTCGGAATGGCGAAGATCCTGACGCCGGGGTATGCAATGCGAAACTTTCCAACAAATCGCACTTGCTCAAAATGCTCGCTTGGTATTTCTTGCATAAAAACCCTTAAAACGGAATGAATCTATCCCATTGGTCACAAGCCTTGTCGGTGCCTGCAAAGTCCTCTGGCGGCGTCATGTAGAAAACAGTGCATACGCCTTGATCGTTGTAGTAGTCGCACGTATGGCAGCACTCAGGGACGTGCATCAGGTAATGCTTCTGAGCTTCGCGCCATTTGATAACAAGTTCCGGTTCATTGTGTCTCATTATTTCCACTCCCTTTTGATGATGTCGTCTAGCTTGCCTTTTTTACGATAGCTGACAATAGCGGGGCAGGGCTTTGCCTGCATCAAATCGCATATGTCCTGCATATCGGTGCAGTTAACCAACTGCGCATCTACCTCTGTGGCTATGTCGGCCAGCTTTTGAACGCCCATTCTGCCAGCAAACCCTTCATGTTCCACCGTCAGATATTCTTTGATCGCGTGAGTAAAGCCGTGGTAATACGTAACCATTATCATTTCTTTACCAGAGTTATAGCCGCGATGTATGCGCCAAGCCCAATCTGTCACATCCATGTCCATAGGCTTTATGCCCATGATGTCGTCTTGGTACAGTCGCCATTCTTTCTTGACCTCTTCCAATGGCCAAAGGTAGCCACAATCTGGGCATGTCTTAACGCTAAGGTGTACGGCCTCACCGCACTCAGGGCAGGCTTTTACAGGTGCCTCACCTGACCCTTTGCCTTTTGCCTTTGGTGGCTGCACTGACGTTATGGGGCCGTGCCTCTGTACGTTTCCAGCAAAGTCCAAAACAAGACAATGATCGGTGTGTTCTTTCAGGCGCATACCCCTTCCAGCTATCTGTACGTAAAGCACTGGTGACATAGTGGGCCTGGCGATAACCAGGCAATCCGTGTTTGGCGCGTCAAAGCCGGTAGTCAGTACCTCGGCATTTGTCAGCACCCGCAATTCGCCGGCCTTGAACTGGCGGATTAATTCAGCCCTTTTACCCTTCGATGTTTTTCCGGTAATGCAAGCTGCTGATAATCCTGCATCCGAGAACGCTTGCGCTAAATGTTCGGAGTGAGCAACGCCCGTTCCAAAAACCAAAATTGACCGGCAGTGACTTGCCCTTGTTAGAGTTTCACTCACTATTTTGTTTACGTCGTCATCACTATCAACTGCTTTTGCCAGCTGGCCAGGAATAAATTCACCGCCTCGCTTTGCCACGGTGCTTACGTCAAGGCAGTGATCGGTAAACTTTGATCGAAGTGGGGCAAGGTAGCCTTTAAAGATCAGTTCTTCAATTGTTACAGGTTCAATTGTTCCGCTAAACAATGCGCCTTCGCCCTCATCTATTCTTCCATGCCCTAGCCTCCACGGACTTGCGGTTAAACCTATCAATCGAAGGTGCGAGTTGATCTCTTTGAGTGCAGAAAGAAGCTCCCTGTAGCCTCCCTCGTCCTTGTGGCTAATGAGGTGACACTCATCCACTATGACCAGATCAATATGCCCTATCAGTTCGCCCTTCTGCCTAAGTGACTGAATGCTGCCAAAAGTAATGGCATCGCCTAGATCTCGGTGGCCAAGCCCTGCCGAGTAAATGCCAAGCGGTGCGTTTGGCCAATGTTGCAGCATCTTATCGGCGTTTTGTTCAATCAATTCGGCAACGTGGCTCATCATCAAAACCTTTGTGCCTGGCCAGCTTTTCACGGCATCTTTGCACAGGGCTGCTACGATGTGAGACTTTCCCGAGCCGGTCGGTAGCACCATGCACGGATTTCCTATTGGGTGCGAATTAAACCACTCATAAAGCTGATCAATACTTCTTTTCTGGTAATCCCTTAGCATTTTATTTCCCCGTCAAATTTATGACGGATAGCCTGCACGTTTTTATCCATGCAGCCGTCGAAGTTTGCCAGCAATTCCCTTGACTTAAATCCGCCTGCACCGTTTTGGAACTCCTTTCCGTTGTGGCTATAGTTGGCATAAATTCCATCCCCTCCAGTTAGTGTCCACGGCACTAAATCGGGATGCATAACGTGATCTTCACATCCGGCTCGTTGGAACTCAACGGCGGGTATCTCGCTATTCCACCGGCCACAATGCCAAGTGCCATCTCTCTTCGCAGTAGAGTGGGCGCACGTTCGGCAGTTGACCTCTTTGGTTGTGTGGCTGGAATGGCAGAAGTCGTGCATGTTGCAAAACTTACATTCAAACCAAGTAGGGTCACTACTGATTGGTTCCGGCATCCGGTCGCTAGCGATTATTGACTGGGCTTTTTCGTTTAGATCTTTCGCGGTTGTTTTGTTTAGTCGGATCCGCTCTGTATAGATTTTATCGTCATTTTTACATACCCCCACATAAAGGCATCGGTCAATATTTACGCCTTCCATGTAAACCATGACCTGAGCCCAGTGCGTAGGCTTTGATTTTTCAACGCCGTTTTTTAAAAGATCATTGAATGACTTTAGGGCGTGAGTTTTAAACTCCAAAACGTGCGGCTTGCTTGGTGCTTCCGGTATTCCAGACAATGCCACTCCATCCAATGACCCGCCAAAGTGACCATCTTTGATAAGCCACTGTTTGCCGGTATCGGGATCTTTGTCCAGAATCTCAACGCCGGCGGCCCGGAGGTCTGAGACAATCCATTCTTCCTCATGGTGGCCGCGACGGAATAGCCGAAGGATGCGCCCTGGAAACTCCTCAACTACAGCCCATCGAAATGATAGCCACAACTTGCGTCGGCACGGGTGTCCTATCATGCTCGCCCCCATGTGAGGGCGGGGCAGGTCTGGCTTTGATTCGTGGGCCTTGTCGATTAGGGCGGACAGAGAATTGATGGGTTCGGGGATTTTGGTCATAACTCACCATTATTAGTGAATAAAAACAGGGGCGGAAACCCGCCCCATTAATATTACTTTTTCATCCAAGGCGGCGTTGCGCCCGAAGCCTGGGCGGGGGCAGCTTGGCCAGCGGGAGCCGGTACAGGTGAGCCTGTTACGGCCTTGAACCCTTTGATTTCATTTCCCGGCCCATAGGTAGGGTCATTCTTAACCGTGACCTTGCACGTCATGTTTCCGCCAATAAGCTGATCAGTGTCAGTAAGGCTGGCCACGCCGATAGCTCGTAGAACTGAGCCAAGTTGCTGGCGGCCAATGTCTTCAGCCTTGGGGTTTGGGTTGCGAATGTTCAGGTTTGCGAACAAGATCCGGCCTTGGTGAGTTGGGCCAACTACGCTCATCTTCAGCCAGATGTATTGGCCATCGCCTTTCTTGGTGTCTTTCAGCTCAGACTCAGCCACTACCAGGTGGTAATCACCGGCTGGGATAGGATCGAATCCGCCCTGCTCTTCTGGAAGTTCTGCGGTGTTAAAAGTCTCGTTTAAAAATGCCATGTTATTTATCCTTAGTTATTTGAAATGATGGGCGTCCGGGCTTTGTGGTGATCGCCGCATCAAGGTGTTTGGTTATTTCAGGGCTGGCGGATTGCCATGCCCGTAGGTTGATCTCCGGCTTCCACCGGAACATCGCTTGCAAGTGTTCGTTGCCAATACCGGCATTTGTTGCCAAGTCAATCAGCTGATCGGCGTCAACCTTCCGGCTAAGCCGAGTCGTTACCTTTACCTTGAAGCCTTCCCGTGCGTATGTTTTTGATCCGTCTTGGTTTTGATCGACTGAGAACGCCTCAATCAATTGGTCCTCTATCAGCCGGCGGCTTTCTACCGCCTGCCCTTCAGTCTCTTTGGCCTCTAGCCATTCCTGATATAGTTTCACGACTCACCCCCAATCTTCTTAATAATGTCGCCAAGGTCTGGCAACTCCCATGCTTCCAACTTTCCTGATCGGTCTTTGGCGCTCCACAAACCGTCAGTGTCACACTGCAAGGCCCGGATGTTTTTCCCGTCTTCGCCTTTCTCTACCCGAAGGGCAAAGACTTCATCGAAAAAATAGCCAATCTGTTGCGCCAGTTTCGCGCCTGGCATCGCCGGGCCGTACAAGATCCGGTTCTGTTCGTCTTGGGTCTTCTCAACCTTGGCCGTCATATAGACGTGCTTTCCTTCAATGTCTCGAAACGCTCTAATCAGATCGCCCATAACATCAATCAGCGCACCGTAAGCCTGGCGGGGATCTTTTGTCTTTTTCTTTTCGGCGCTCAGCACTACCTCGGCAATTTCGCTGATAGAGTCAAGGCAGATACTTTCAAAGTGGCTGGCCTCTTCGCTTTGTGTCACCCACTGATACGCCTCATAAAGTGTGTCAATATCCTTTATCTCAATGAATGGCACGTCTGCGTCGGCAATGGAGAGAAGCCCGCCTTCTGCGCTCAACACTACCGGGGTCGGTAAAGTCGGTATCAGGGCGGTTTTTCCGGCACCGGCTTGCCCGTATACCAGCATTTTAACGCCGTTACTGTGCAGCCCTTTCGTGCTGCTAAGTGTAATCGCCATAATCTTTGTTCCTGTCTTTGGCCAGCGGTTTGCGGTGTGCAGGTTGCCGACTACAAAACAACTATAGACCTTTGCCGCTTTAATGTCTACAATTCATAGCAACTATTTAACCAAAAGGAAAAAAGAATGCTGACCCTCGAAGAGCTGCGCAAATCGCTACAAGGCCATAACCTGTTTGCTGTGTCCCGCGAAACTGACGTGGCCTATAACACGATTAGAGACATAGCCAACGGCAAGCCGGTCAACCCTACCTACAACACAATGAAAGCAATCACAGAGCATCTGGAGTCTAAGTAATGGCGGACATCACCAAGCTATTCCCCGACGGGTTCCAACCGCCAAGGCCAAAACACACAGACGCGCCAGAGGTTCAATTACGAGACGCCATAGCTTCAGCCGGCATGATTGCCCCAGAGCAGATATTGATGGATGGCAAGATCCACCGTTTTAGCCCAACGGGTAAAAAGAAGGATGACGCCGGCTGGTATGTGGCGTACTCGGGCAGCGTTCCAGCGGGGCGATTCGGGAACTGGCGTGATGACATCAACCAGGTATGGCGGGCAGACCTTGGCCGTGAACTATCCGTTGCTGAGGAAATGGCGCACAAGCGCAGAATGCAAGAATCCAGAAAGGCAGCCGAACAGGCTAGAGAGTTACGCCAAGATAGCGCCGCCGATACAGCACAGATGATATGGGACGGAGCAACAGAGGCCGATAGCGAACACGCCTACCTGAAGGCCAAAGAGATTGAGCCGCACGGCGTCAGGGTAACGGGTGATGGCCGCTTGATTGTCCCGATGTATATCGGAAACGACATAGCCAGCCTGCAATTTATTGACGCCACAGGCGGGAAAAAGTTTCTAGGATCGGGGGCTGTTTCCGGTGCTTATTACATTGTCGGCGACCCGCATCATGGAGCGCTTGTGATATGTGAAGGCTACGCTGACGCCTGCTCTATTCACCAGGTAACGGGCCAGTCCGCCCTTTGCAGTTTTAGTGCTGGTAATATGCCCGCCGCTGCGGAGTACGCGAAAACCCTAAACGCTAATTTAGTCGTCTTTGCAGACAATGACGAATCGGGCACGGGCGAAAAGTTCGGCAAGCTATCTGCAAAAGCCACAGGCGGGCGGTTTTTAATGCCTCCTATTGAGGGCATGGATGCCAGCGATTACCACTTGGCAGGCCATGACCTAGCCGCACTGATATTCCCGCCGAAAGATGACTACCTGATCGCCGCCGATGACTTTTGCAGTCAGCCAAAACCTATACGATGGCTCATAAAAAAGGTTATACAGCGTGAGGCATTGATAATGATCCACGGCCCTTCTGGCGGCGGAAAGTCGTTCCTCATTATTGATCAAATGTGCCACGTTGCAGCCGGAAAAGAAGAGTGGTGTGGCCACAAGATACACCCCGGCCCCGTTGTCTACCTGGCGGGCGAGGGCCACCACGGGATGAGGGCACGAATTGCGGCATGGAAGCGCCACAACAAGGCCGACAAGCTGGATATGTGGATCAGCAAATCAGGCTCCGACCTGAACACGCCGGAAGGCTACCGGCGCGTAGCCGATGCCATTCAGGCACTGCCAAACAAACCGGCATCTATTGTTGTCGATACTCTACACAGGTTCCTGCATGGCGATGAGAACAGCGCACAGGACGCTAAGACAATGATTGATGCCTGCGGCAACCTAATGCGTGAGTTTGAATGTTCCGTCATCCTGATACACCACACGGGCGTCAGTGACGAAGCTCAGCACCGGGCGCGTGGGTCGTCTGCATGGAAGGGCGCGCTTGATCTGGAGTTCTCAGTGGTTCCTGGCAGTGAGTCAAGCCCTATCGAGTTTGTCCAGCGCAAGGCAAAGGATAGCGAAATGATCGCCCCTATGATGTTCGAGCTTGAGCAGCATCAATTGCCGTGGATTGATGAGGATGGTGATTCGGTCACAAGCGCCGTTTTAATACAGGCCGAGAAATCCGAGAAGATTGTAGTGGATAAAAAAGCGCACGAAGACCGGCGCATTCTGGAAAAAGCATGGTGGTGGTCAGGGGCTGAAGTGGAAAATGGAGCGCCTTATATTAGCCGGGCGGCGCTTAAAAGATACCTTATTCATGAGATGGGCCTAAAGGAAAGCACAGCAGAAACCTATGTAAAAACATCAAAAAACAGGCTCTCGCACCGTCTTGTCGAATCAAAATATGCTGAAGAAATACTACAAGGATTCTCGATAATCGACCAAGTTGATGCCGGAACTTTGCTTATGTCGAAGCTAAAAAAGGACTAGAAAAAATGGCGTAGGGACAAAGTGAAGTGTCCCTACGGTAAGTTATTGTAATATAAAAGAATTGTATATTTATGGGCCATAAATGCAATACTCAGGGACACTTAGGGACAAAGCAGGTACAAATTAAAGTGTCCCTATCGTTAAGCATTGGTATCAGAGGCGTTCAGCGTTTAGGTACATTTTACAGGGATACTACCGGGGGCAAGAAATACGCGGCTGGTACAGCTAGGGACACCCCTCTTTAGAGGGTGTCCTACTGTCCCCGCTGTATGCGTTCGGTTTGTTCCTTTCTTTGAAAGTTTTATTAAACTTGCCCATTATTCCAAAACGGTATAAGACAAAAACCCCAATAAGCAGTACCGTAACAACATCAACAACGCAACGGAGAGATGAGATGACAGACACAGAAAGACTAGCAACAGACCGGGCGTATTGGGACAGCGTAGCGCCGGAGGGGGCCACTCACTGGGATACGATGGTAGGTGTATTTTGCAACACAGATGGCTGGTGGAATGACGAGCTTTTTTACAGAGATAAGTTTCAAGAAGAGTGGGGCACAGACCGCTACACACCACGCCCTGTAGAGCCAGCAGCAAGCGAATGGGATGGCACCGGCCTGCCTCCGGTGGGGGTGGAGTGTGAGTGCTTGTTCAATGACGGATGGGCAAAAGTTCTCGTGCTTTCTGTTAACGGCTATGAGGCATGGGTAAGGAG